TTGTTTTTTATTTGTTTATTATTTTTATGCGTAGTCATACTGATATATTATACGCACACATTATTATATCTTTTCCGCTTGGTTTACCAAAGCTTGTTCGGGGTCCATAAAATAACGTTTATTGCGATAACGTATAGAATCCATATATCTAAATAGCACTTCGGTTACTACACAAAGCCCCTGTTTACTAATATCTTTGGTATCTTCGTCATGATAATCCCCCATAGAATTCTCGTCCTGAAAAGGGGTTTTGCAGTATTCCCCGTTCATGATGCAGCGTAAACGTGCGATAATATCCGCTTTGGTAGCCTGAAAACATCTTGCTCCTCGATTATTGTACTTATCGCCCATGCTCTTGATTTTGAATGCAAATCTTGGCGCAGTTACAATAAAGCCTATCTCTGGAAAGAGATCACGAATTTGCACTAAGAAATGGTTTGCGACAGGCAACTTAAAATCTTCATAATCAACTGGAGTTGCCGGAACAATATCATCACCTATCATTATTAAACGATAACGTTTGCAATCTATAATCACAACTGCCTTTCTATCATCATGTATTACTGTATGTTCATCCATATATTTTGCAAACGCGGTATCGAATAATGTGTATGTGCCATTATTTTTTGATTTGTTATGTATCTGTGTTAGCATAAGGATTTTATCATCAGCATTAAGCTCGTCTATATAATGACGCATCACGGCATTCTCATAGAATTTTCGCGGAATATTATGTTTATCGAAAATTAATTTTTGGGTTTGCTCGGTAGATGCATACTCATACCAATCCGACTTTGAAGTAATTGCAATGTCCGGCATAGTTTCTTGTAGATGACCCATGATAGAATTTATACGGTCGACAATTTCACGGTAGCGTGCCACTTCGTCAATATTTGTATCGTCGTCAATCGACTCTGTAATATCATTTTTAAACATGATCTTGTCTCGCTTGTATTCAATGGGCGCAGATCGTTCCAACACACTTATTCGTTCGTCATTTATTTCAATGGGCTGGAATGCATAATATTTTTCACGGTTAACTAAGGTGCCGCGTCTTCCGGTTTTATCAATAATAATTTCCCCGCCGTTATCAATCATTTGAGAAAGAACGAAGAATATCTGCTCTCTTGGATATTGGTTCTGTAAATTTATGTGTTGAATGAGGTCTGTTTGTGTATAAACATGTGCTTCTTTAAACGCACTGTGCACCCGTCGAGCAATCGCATCATAATGCATACGAGCAAAATGGGCGCCATATGTATTGCTATCCCGAATTGACGGGTCATATGTATTCGCACCATTGCATGTATAGCTGCAGTTGTCTTTATAATCACATAGCTGCGTAAATGGCATGTCGCCAGGTTTAAATGGAACAACGTCTCCGGTAGACAGTTCAATCTGCATCTCAGTTCCTGAGATGGCAGCCAAACGTTCAGCGGTAAGTTCTGATTGACCAATGTTAAGGTGACAGTCAACACTCACCTCTTTGAGTACACGTGTGATATTGCCTATTTGTTTGGCCTTTGTCTCTGCAAGACGATACATATACATATCGACCGTCTCCTTTTTCTCATCATGACAACCATGTAAGTATATTTCTACATTTCGCTGATTTACCGGAAGAGATATATGACTTCTAAAACGGACAGCACGACCAATGATTTGTTCAATGCGATTCATATTATACCATGGGTCGATTACATGGACTTGGCGTATATTTTTAAAGTCAAGACCTTCCGCTGCCGCCTTCGATATGAGTATTACTTTGACGTGTTCGCCGTAGGTATTATCACTTCTGACAATTCTCTCCAAATCAGCGGCATTATTATGTGATAAGTAAGGGTCGCCGGTAATAACACAATATTTTGCTTGTCGGTAGTTGTCCGGTTTCAACATTAATTCCTTTTCTACCATTTCAATCGAATCAATTCCCGCAGTTTCAGATACCTTGAGTAGAGGCTTTACGCCGGATGTACTGCTATATCTACCAAAACCCATTTCTTCCAAAGCAATTGCCATGGGTACGATACCGCTATCAATAAATTGACTATAAATAAGAATGATACCGGTGCTCTTTTTTACAATTTTGCAGATTTCGGCAATCTTGGCACTGTAATTACCAATCTTGTCGTGAGCGAATATACGTCCATACTCTTTGAGGATTTCCGGTTTATATGAGTATTGATGCTTCATCATGATGGTGGAATCCTCGCGTTTTACAGTTTCTTGTTTGAAGTTCATTACCTCGGCAAACCCCTCACGACCAACACGCTTTTTTGTTGGATATGTAATTACATTCGCCTCAATTGGTTTCAGTAGCAGAGTATAACCAAATGTTTGCATGTTCTCCATGTTCACTTTCTCCGACCCCTTGATTTCCTGGATAATATCATTATACGTTTTTCGTTGGTGTCCGGTCATCTTATGAGTATATACTTGCGTATATTCAAGAGGGGTTGTAATTTCAATGCCATTAAATTGTTGCGATGGATAGTTACTGATAAGCTTGTCTGGTGAGAATGTGTCGGGATATACCCTGAATGGAAATGAATATGGGTTCTCCCCACGAACGAATGATACATAACCAGTAAGTTTGCGACGAATAAGTTCTTCACCTGATTCGTTTTCGGTATCATCGGGTTCCTTAAACGACTCATTAGAGAACACATCCCCTTCTTTGATGACGCTCCGTCCATCGTTTGCATTAAGTAGGTTTGTAATCCATATAATTTCAGATTGTGAATTATACATTGGTGTTGCTGATAACAACAATATTTTCATATTTTTGCTGTATCTTGCAACACGTAAAAACAATGTGCCGATTTGCTTTTTCTTGTTGTCAGAGGTTGTACGAATATTATGCGCCTCATCAACAATAACAAGACGGTTATCAAATGTTTTGCGAATTGATTGTATTTCTCGTTGTTTACGTTCCGACTGGTTTGCTACCTCGTCAGTGATCGTCATGGACTTCTGCATAAATCGGGAAAACTCCACATAGCCCATAAATAGGTAACTGCTCTTGATAAGATTCTGGATTTGCCGGACAATTACTTCTCTTGCTACATCTTTGGTGTGTGTCGGATTAACTTCATGTATCAGTTGCTTACTAACACATGCACTAATATTCCAGTAGCCATTTGTTTTTTCTAACCGTGCCTCATTAAACAGTTGGCTCATAAAGCTTTTTTGAACATTGGGCGACGCAACAATAATAATTCTCTGACGAATATTATTTTGTTTGTTGTAAAGCCTTACATCCTCGGCGACACCGATTGCACTACATGTTTTGCCGGTTCCTACACCATGATACAAAAGCAGGCCATTATAAGGTGTTTCTGCGGACATAAAGTTTTTTACAAATAGCTGGTTGGGTGACAATTCGAATTCAGCATTTTCATACTTCTTTATTTCTTCTTCTATATTCCCCGCTTTATCGCGATTCAATGTCTCGGCAAACTCATGTTTTTGCGCAATTTTAACGCTGAAATTAGGGTCGTCCAATGTAGGATAAAGTGGTTCAAACGCGGCGTTAGTCTGTCTTTCATATCGCTCTTTTTTGTTCATATATTGATTATACTCAGACGATTCAACATCTTGTGGTACTGGTCCAAGGTTATCTTCGAAATTTGCATCATCTCCCTCCTTATCTATAATAAATGAAGGGATTCTCTTGTCCATGTTATTGACATAGTTTTCATCGATATTCTGTAGAGGCAAATCAATCGCTCGTTCTACATTAGAAATCACTGTATCTTCTACCATTCCTGGTACAGATTCAACTATAGGCGTTTCAGTTGGTTCGGTTGGTATATCAATCGTCCGAATTTCGTTTTGTTTTTTAAGGATCGCCTCTATTAACAATTTTCTATTACTGAGACCATAAATGAATTTTCTACCAGTGGGTTTATTAGTTAATACCGAATAGATGTCGCGTAAATAACTATTTTTATACCCCTCATAATCTGCATAAGTAAGCATCCCTTCATGATTATATATTACCCGTTCATCAATGGTTATGTCTTGTTTTGGCTCTGGTGTAAAAAGCCCTATTATTTTTCCAGGTGCGTCTTTAATTGTGTCAAATAGAGACGCAGGTTCAGTCTTACTATCTTTGACACATTTAAAATTATCATCACGAACAAACCCGACATCACATACCTTTACACAACGATTTGTCTTTGGGTTAAGTTCTTTACCGGACGGACATGGTTTCATTGAGTATACAATACCATGATATTCTTTTATGCCTAAACGGACGTTGATATTAAATTTTATACAGCATATACGTTGAGAGAATACGATTTATGTTGTTGATTACAAGTATTTTTTCTATGTTGTAGTTTCTAATTTTGCTGCAACACTCATCAATAGTCAACCATCTAATTTGACTTACCTCATTATCATGAAACCGTCCTGGTTGAAGCGTGTCTTGGTACCGCATGTGTGCAAGATAATACTTGTGCTTATAGGATTTATAGTTAGAACCCGTAAAAATTTCTTCGAACGACCCAATGTTATTTATATTCTCGAGTTTTTGCGAAGAATATCCCGTCTCCTCCTCAAATTCACGGACAGCACAATTATAGTCTTTTTCTTGGTAATTGCGTCGCCCTTTGGGAAATCCCCACTCTGGTTCGCTCCAACAGCTTGTTGAACTTTGAATAATATTATCCATTGTTACAGTGCGTCCCAATAACGTATATCCTTCTTTTAATCGATTAAATTTATCGCGTGATGCATTTTCTTCATTTTTGTATTTAATAATATCACTTTCACCCCATAATTCATGCCATAATGTATCAAAATCATTGCCGATGATGCGTTGTTTCTCGTAAACTGTCATTTGGTCTACCATATTTGTGATGTAAATAGGGTCATACAAACTATATTTCCCTCTTAAAAAATCTATATAACCAAGAGTATCTTTACGACAAATCATCAGATATTCGATACCACGATCCGTATTTCTAAAGGCAATTACACCACTACTTGTAATAGGTAATTTACATTGATGGTATAGGTGTCCTTGTTTTCCGCAATTATTACAATAGTTGTCATTCATAACTATATTTATTGGTTGCCTTTCTTTATGTCGTTCGTGAAGGTTCCACAATTATACACGAATAACATATATGACACTTGATCAAAAAGTATGGGGTCCGCATTATTGGTTTTTCTTACATACGGTGGCCAAGAATTATCCATGTCAACCAAATCGCTCTATGAAGAGAAAGCATTATGACCTTATTATGAATATGCCGGTGTTTTTACCTCATCCAGAGGCAAAGGCATTATTCATGAAATTGCTCGATAAATATCCGGTAACACCATATTTAGATAAAGGGTCGGATTTTCGTCATTGGGTACATTTTATTCACAATGAAGTAAACAAGGCGCTTGGTAAAGGAGGTATATCAAGAGAGTATGCAAAGGAACTATATATGGAACATTATGAGCCTAAGCCATATGTCATAGAAAATTCGCATTCAATATATATGATAATGGTTTTGATAATACTCGTTGCAATTTACATAGCATTGTAAAAAATGTAAGTATAGTTTAAATGAGCATTGAATTCATATTTATTATCATAACGTCAGTCATTGTTGGGAATATTTATACTGATGGTAAGTACTACAAAATGGTAATTGCTGCAAAGAAGTACTATCAGATGGCAGGGGTAGTACTGGGTGCATATATGTTATATTGGGTGATAAAGCGTGATCCGTCGAGGGCCCGTGAGCTTGTGAAGACAACAAACGAGTGCTTAAAGACAATGCCAGTTGCAAAAAAATCAGTGTCGCCATTTTTGGATTTTGGTGTAGCACAGATGCAGGGAGGAGATGATGCCCGGAATGAAGTTATTCAAACCGAACGGATTATGAAATCAGGTAAAACGGGCACAAAAAGATCAGTTAGCGAAACTAAGAAGAAGTATGTCGCATCGAATCAAGGGTGGGCTTGCGGCGATTGCACCAAACCATTGAATGCATGGTTTGAAGTTGATCATAAGGTTCGTTTGGATCAAGGCGGATCCAATCACGTAGATAATCTGGTAGCGCTATGCAGGGAATGTCATGGTAAAAAAACTGCCATGGAAAATATGTAATCGGCAAAATCTTACCATATAGTATACTTAATACTATATGGAACCGTTATTACGACAATTATCAAAAGTATTATTTTCGAGAGAACATGGCGTATCATATTTAATCAAATTTATTGCTGTCATTACAATTGTAGTGATTCTTTTAATGAGTGTGGGTAATATTAACTTTGTAGAAATGTACGGAACCACCATTATAACTATTGCGTTAGGACTCTTTGCGGTTTACACAGCACAATACATGTTATTTAGAAAGAACATGCCCTTGCTTGAAACAAGTGATCTAATTTTAGCGGGTATTCTTTTAGTCGCTTGGGTATTCTTATACTTGTATAATGGCACAAAAGTTGACTATGAGCGACATACTTGGATTAAGTTAATTACATTTATAACGACCGCATTTGCCATTGTGGTGGGCGTATATTTGTTTGGAGCTTTATTTGGGAATTACATGCGTTCACTGAAGGGCGTTGTAGGCATTATTGCTTATATCATAATGTTCATTCCGTGCATGGTTGTAGACATGATTGATTCTGTTGCACTTGAGATTATGGGAACAACCCCTAATATGTTCACATTATATGTTCTTGAGGCCATTGCATTGGGTGGGTTGCTGTATCTTCCGCAAATTGTCCGCAAATTAACTACGTATGGATCAACCCCTATACAAATGGAACCAATATTTATCAATAAGAGAACTGCCATTAAATCGTACGATGAAATTCGAGAATATGATAACAATCCAGACGAATATGCAATTGCTGGCTGGGTTTATATAAATTCATCAACAACGCCCAAAGGAGGCGGGTCAATTATCAAGTACGGCGAGGTAGAAATCACCTATCATAATGGCATACTTATCTTTAAGGATGGAGTTGCGGAGACTGGAAAAACGAATATTAGTCTTCAAAAATGGAATCATTTTGTGATAAGCAAGTCATACAACACCGTAGATATATTTATCAACGGCAAACTCAAAGATACACGCGATTGGGCTACAGAGAAAAATACGCCATACAAATATTCTCCAAAAGATGTAATTTATGTGGGAGATAAGTCAATGAATGGAGCCGTGGGAGGAATCAAATATTTTAACGCACCTTTATCTCGTTCTGCAATTGCTCGTGAGTATAACTTCAACAGCATACTGTCAAAACCGTTTATGTAACTCATACATTACAAAAAAGTGTAATTGTAATGTATAATGAACTATCTCCTAATTAGTTTGGGTATTGTAATTGCCATACTGGCATATGTAATTTATTCATACTTTAGCGACAAGGGTACTAACCTACTCAAGTTTAGAAAGATGAACGATAGTTCACATACCATTGCGGGCTCTGACCTTTCAGAGCCATCTTCACGAAGATATGCTTATGGTTTCTGGACTTATCTCAATAGCTGGAGTACTACGCCTATGCGTTTATTGACTCGCGGGGGGTTTTATGTGGAAATTGACCGCTACAGTACCACTCTTCGCGTTAACTTCCCGATGTCCAGCGGACGTTATAATACTGTGATTACCGATAAGTTCCCGATCCAGAAATGGACGTATGTGGTTGTTAGCGTTGATAATGACGTATGTGACGTGTATATTGATGGAAAACTCGCCCGTTCATTTAGAATATACACCGGACGTGGAAGAGTGGTGTCCAACCCACCCTCTTCGACAACCGGCCTTATTGTAAGCAGTTACAATGGTTCCGCTGCTCGTATAAAACAATGGCCTCATCCATTGAACCCGGAACAAGTGTATACTGAATACATGCGCGGAAGTGGCCAAGAGCCTATGTTTGCCAACTATGGTATGGATGTATCGCTATTACGTGATAACGTGGAACAAGTTAAGGTGTCATTATTCTAATTTAGCATCAATGTAAATATTTATATAAACATTGATTCATGCACAACAAAACCTATCTGTATATTATATTATGTCTACTGAAGGGTATTATAATCGTGCAAGAGGAACGGTTGATATGGGTGTAAATGCCGCAAAAAGCTTTTACGACACTACAACCGAAACAGCTCGTAGTATTGTTCCGGCTACCACGAAAGCACTTAGTGGAATATCGTTACTTGCCAAAACCGCGTTTATTATTGGAGTTATGATTGCATTTGTTATATTGTTTCGCATGGGGATTGCACTAATCGCATGGTATAACTCACCATCAAAGTCTCCTTATATCATCAATGGAATGATGGCAGGTAATCAGCCTTATGTTGTTTCTCAGGATCCCGCCGATTCTGGTTCTGTGCCAATTCTTCGATCAAATAACGAAAAGAGTGGAATTGAGTTTACTTGGTCGACCTGGTTGTTTTTGGACTCAACCGAGCCAGGAGGCACGCGTCGCCATATATTTAACAAGGGTGTAAATAAATACATGAGAAACCGTACAGCTGTTTCGAATGGCGGTAACGGCCCGGGTCTATATTTGGATGGCGGAAATAGAAACAATTTAGTATTTGTTATGGAAACGGCAGACCCCAAAAGTCCTACGCAGTATTTATCTGTTAAAAACGTGCCGCTAAGAAACTGGTTCCATTTAGCTATTCGACTGCAAGGAAACATTCTGGATGTTTATGTGAATGGAACTATCTCCGCCCGTTTAAATCAGGAAAGTCCTCCGAGTCAAAATTATTATGATGTGAATGTTAATCAAAAGGGTGGGTTCCCGGGCCGCATCTCTAATCTACGATATTACAACCGTGCATTGGATGTATTTGAGATCAACCGTATCGTTCGCGGAGGCCCCAATCTCAAATCTGCTACAGTTGCTGCCACTCAGTCAAATACTAATTATAACTATTTAGCTCGCTCGTGGTATGCGTCACAAGAGTAGTAATTCGGTATTAGAATACTTGTAATATATAGTGTTACAATATACACTATATGTCATTATTTACGACATCTACACTATCAATTGAAGATGTATGTGCACAAAGAACTAAAAAGCAGGGGTTGTATGTACCACACAATCGTATTGAGTTGGTTTGTCCAGATGATTCATTCAGCACATTTCAATTGGACATGCGAAGAAAAGCAGAAATTTTAAAATACGATAAAACATCCAGCAAAGCAACCCCAAAAACAAAAAAAGGGTTGTTTTCATCTATTATCAATACTGATGCTGCACCCCCAAGAAAAAATGCAGTCAGTTATAACAAAAAAGAGGATGCATTTGAACGTTTTGCTTATAACGAACCAATTGATGTGTGTCCTGTGACTATTGTATCAACTCCCGCCAGTGCATCTGATGTACCTGGTAATGTAGATCTATTTCTTGACCCAAGTGTACCATTATACAATTATAAATTGGACCGTACTTATGGACAGGATCAACCACTCATTGATTTCAATATCTATGCACAATCGGAATATGATACTTCCATGTCATACACTGTCTATACAAATGCAATAACTATTTATCCAATCAAAGCGAAAACGCCTAATACTACTTGTAATATATCTATCCCCACTTCATTTTACATCTATGGAATAGGGACATCAGACATTCAATTAACAAATATTAATGCAGTATTTACTTCGATAGATTATAGTTTGATGTTCAATAACCACATTATTAAAAATGGCACCGTTAGTTTACCTGAAATAAGTGATATTTCTTTTAATATTGATGTGTCCAATGGATTGGCATTCAAAGCGGAATTTCCCATTGGAAATTTAAACATTCCAGACATCTCATTCAATACACAAACCGACTATGTTTATGATATTACACTTCAACCATCATTTAATACCGGTTTTCCTCCTATCACAATAACGAGTACTTCTACTTCATTAGATTTTGGTTTGATTGCACACACCACAGGAAAATTTGAAAATCAAAATATAACATTCCTTACAAGCCCATTAAGTGCAACTACCCCAGTATCCATACAATCCACCGCACAAGATGGTTCAGATTTAAAAACGGTATTTCAATATAAAACTGATGCACTTACGAATACAACACCAACGCCGGCACCAACGCCAACAACGACACCTCCTGCAGTCCGCACATTAACAGACCGGGTATTTGTAAGCAAATATAATTATAATGGTTCTCCTATTTATGAACTGAGAAACACAACTCTTCAAAACGACATATATTATGTCGACGATGCCAGTTATACACCAGGGTTAACATACCAGGTAACAGACGGCACGTATTACTTGGTAAACATTCCAACAGATTACCCCATGACAGTCCTTAATGATTGGTGCGCGGATAAGGTAGAATGGATTAATAACAACGATGTTGGCGTACAGACATACAATGGAACATTCAGTTTATACAACGCACCTACCTATCAAGTGAGCGACACAGTGGTGGTATCTGATCTATCAGAAAACGGCACGTATAGATTTATATATAATAGTGTGCAAATGGATATATGTGGTAATTTTGATGTATCTGGTCTTAGTTTTTACAACAATACAAATGGTTACATGGGAGGACAACGAGCAATAAAATACCAATCATAGTTGAATCATGACGTTATTAAACACGTAATGATTATTTATAGTTGACGTTTAAGAGGAATATTGGGCGTTAATGCTGCATTAAGACAAGTTTCACGTTTTGGAAATAGCTGCCCGGAGGTACACATTGCCCCATCATTAACTTTTGCACAACCACGGCCCCCGTTAAATTCTCCGACGAGGCAGTATTGGGTTGTGGAACGCACAATAGGACTCGATGCATCAACCGGTTCTGTTTCGTTTTCCATATTTTCGGTAACTGTGCTCGTTGATACAGATTGAATTGCATTACCTACGGTCGCCGTGGTGTTTTCAGCAACATTTACAGTAAGTCTTCCGACATTCCCAATAAGACCGGCCACTTGGGTAACAATGGTACCAATTATGAACCCAAGAGTTCCGATAATATTGAAAAATATAGGTCCAACTGCATTCACCAAAATTTGGAGAAAGTTTCCAATAAAAAAGAACACATTAAACCCGAGCATCATCAACACAATGGCAATAACAAGAGATACAATCAACGTATTTTTTGGATCCTTGAAAAGAATACTTCGAATATCCATTATATATTTGTGATGGAAAATAAATAAAAAGAGGAACACGTCATTAACCATAATGGTATCAATTATGAATTTTTTGAATACATTTTTTATTGGAAGTGTCCTTACGTCTGTAGTACTCGTTGCAATGATGTTATATCATTTTCGACAACGTATGAATTCTCTTGAAAAGCGAGTATCAACGCTCCTCGAGATTGTAAATAACATTGTTACTAAACTTAATATCCAAGAAATGGATTTAAACCATCATGGCGGATCTGCAATAACACCTCATGAATATAGACAACAACCGCAGCAATTTGAGTTACAGGTGCCCGAACAAGAAGAATCAGAAGAAGAATCAGAAGAAGAATCAGAAGAAGAATCAGAAGAAGAATCTCAAGAAAATAACCAAGCAATGGAAATAGTTTTTCCTGATTCGTATGTAGACCATGAAGAAAGTATGGAAAACGATGAGTCTATTGAAGAGTCTGTCGACGAAGATGAAACCGACGAAGATGAAACTGATGATGATGAAACAGTTGATGAAGAGCCTGATAACGAAGAAACCGTGACAGAGGAGCCCGTAATGTCCCCGGCGCCGAAACAGGATATAATTGAAATTATCGATGAGCCAGAAGAAGTAGTTGAAATTATCGATGAGCCAGAAGAAGAGCCTTCACAAGAATCAGAACCCAAAATAAAGGTTTCCATACCAACCGATTATGAAAAAATGACGGTATCAGAATTAAAGGAATTGGTTTCAAGTAGAAAATTGGCGTCATATGCATATAAAATGCGACGCGCAGAACTACTTGATGTTATACGCGCAAATCTGTAATGTAAGTTGTCACCGAGTAAAATGTTTAGTCAATGTATATGGAGTACGGATCAATTAATCAAGTATATCATCCCGCAACGAAACAAACAGTGTGCCCGGGAATTATTCCAAAGAATAATTCTTTTAAAAGTGGATGGCAATATAGACGTGAATTGCAGTCTCGACCATTGGAACAGATGCCGCAAACCCACGATGAAACGAAAGATAAAATCATATATACCGATTTATACAATGAAACCCAACATAATCAAAGTGATCTAAAAACTAACTACATTGATACTCTTAGATCAACAAATGTTAGCCAACCACCACATGCATTGAATAACTTTTAAATTTTATGCTTTGTATATGCTCAGTTTATACAAAGCGTTTAGCCAGTTCAAATAAGGTATCAATAATATACAGATGTACATAGCCAGCTTTGACGTAGGAATCAAAAATATGGCTTACTGCTTATTTGATGTAAGTGATGCATATACAATAAAGGAGTGGTGTGTAGTTGACCTCATTGACAGTAAAATAGAACACTTAAAGTGTAATGAAATATTAAAAAATGGTAATACATGCACAAATAATGCAGCATTTACCTGTAAAGATAAAGCATATTGTAAAAAACATGCAGAAAAAAGTGGTATACCCAAATATGAAAAAACAATGAAAAAGACGGCAATACAAAAACTTTCGGTGAGCGAGGTTGATCGTCTTTGTTCTCAGTGCATACCATCACCTTCATTAAGGACCAAATCAGAAAAGGTGATATTTTTAACAGAATATTATTTGAAGCATCGACTTATTCCACACAAGAAGGAGACCCGCAAATGCCAAGATTTTGACTTAGTTGATATTGGTAAAAGATTAAAAGCGGCTGGTAATACTCACTTTTCAACAGAAGTTGATTTGGTTCTCATTGAAAACCAGATTTCGCCTATAGCAAACCGAATGAAAACCATTCAGGGAATGTTGGCGCAATTCTATATCATGCGACAAGATACAGTTGATGTAAAATTCATCAGTTCGCAAAATAAATTGAAACATTTTGCACGCGATGAAGGAAAAGGATATCGTGCTAATAAGAAGGATGGTGTAAAATTTTGCAGACAAGTTCTCGTAGAAAAGGGGTTTCATGAGTGGGAGAAGGTATTAGACACACCAAAAAAAGATGATTTAGCGGATGCATTTTTACAAGGAGTATGGTACATTGAGCAATTATTATTGCGCGTGTAGAATTTAGAAACAAATACTCTATTTATGACATATGGAAACTGTAGAAATTGGTATTGATGACTTGGGATCGTCGGGTTTTAGCGGTACTGGAATTGAACTATTGATGAATGATAAACCTGCTGCAAAATCCGCGAATGTAGATGTAGGAGATTTAAACGCATTAGAAAACGAATTGAATGACCTTACCATTGACGCACCTGCACCCACTGGCATTAATGAAACCTATCCAACAATAGAACCTATTGACGACAAGGAATTTAATTTAGAATCAAACGATGTACATGATATCGAACCTACCGATTCACGCCTTGGAAGTGCAACTGCTAACTTTTTTAGTCAGCCCACTGGTTTTGTACCTCCAACCATGAACCAACCGATTGTTCCAAGAATGAACGAACGTGAGGCCCGAAGGAAAAAGCGAACAATGCTGAAAAAGCTGGATGAATGGCGCGAGAAGGGACTCATTAAGGAATCTCAAGTGTCGTTGGAATCAAGCTTTGAGGAAATTGAAGACGAATATGAAACCGCTCTTGAAGACAAACGACGAAAAGATAGTGTCAAGCTGCAGGGGTGGTGGCTAATGACCGCAGTTAACTCAATGGAATATGCGAATAATACACTTAACCCATTTGGCGTAAATTTGGAAGGCTGGGGGGACCAAGTAAATGAAGACATCGACAGTTATGAGGATTTATTTGCTGAAATTTACGAAAAGTACAAAAATACAAAGATGAATCCGGTAGTGTCAATCATTATGCGCCTCGGATTCAGTGCGGCGGTTGTTGGATTTACAAACAAGGCTCTTGGGTCGGCCGTCCCGGGTTTTGGCGATGTAATGAGACAAAACCCTGATCTTATGAAGGCATTCCAAGATGCAACTATAAATACAATGAGTAACAGTTCGCCTGAATTCGCAATGGCCAATGATCTTATGGGAGACAGGCCTCGTGGACCCCCACCACCTGCGCCCATTGAAACGAAGACCCAGCGTTCAACTCGACCACAGACACGCCCTGATATTAGTCATGCGGAATCAGGAATTGAACTCGATGGTGTAGGCAAAGTGGATGCCCCTGCACCAGTAAGACGCGAAATGCGTGGCCCCAAGACGGACATTGATGACTTGCTATCTGGTCTTAAAACGAAAAAGGTTGACATCAAGCAAAAAGGGGATTCTGTAGTAAGCGCCGCATCAGTTGCAGACATGGGGGAAGGCAAAGCGCCCACACGGACACAAAAGCGAAAGCAAAAGTCTGATCGCAGCATTGCGCTTGATATTTAAGTTGAGATGTGTCATTGTAATGACATATATCATAGATTAAACGGATTTATACATTTTAAGCATCTCCTCGTTACGCGCTGTAACATCAGCAATTGGCTTTATGTAAACCCCTTTATGATTCTTCCATGCATCATACCATGTATGAATATCCGAATTAGGTACATCATTAAGTTCAGGTACCCATTGTTTTATGTATTCGCACGTAGGATCATATTTGCGACTTTGTACCCATGGACTCATTGTGCGATAATAAGGTTTCATATCAACACCCGTTCCGCTAATTGCCTGCCAATTCCCATTATTTGAGGCAACGTCATAATCTGTAAGTTTTTGTGCGTAATACCTTTCCCCAAGACGCCAATCAAGAAGAAGTGTTTTTACGAGAAATGTGGCACACATCATCCTGGCGCGGTTGTGCATGTAACCGGTCTTATTCATCTGGCGCATACCAGCATCAACAATAGGAATCCCTGTCTTACCATTACACCAACGTTCGAAATCATTCTGAGAACGGCGCCATTTTATTTTTCGATAACGAGTCGTATATGCCTGACCAAGTACTTCGGGGTACCCATTAAGTACATGTGCAAAAAACTCTCTCCAAATGAGCTCACGAATAACACCGTGGTCAATTCCGTAGGCTGCTTTAAAACGATGAAATACTTCTCTTATTGAAACATTGCCAAACTTTATATAAGCAGACAGATGCGTCGTGTCATATGTAAAATAGTCACGTCTGGTATCGTATTCACCTTGGTTCTTTAATGATTGTTCAATGCGGGACAGTGCAGTGCTTCTCCCGGCCTTTACCATTATGTTATGATTATATGGAAGGGTTCTCTGAATGTCTTTAGGGGTGACTCTGTATTTACTTCCGAACAATCGATTAGATATATTATCAATCCGCTTAAATACGGGTTTATCAACAGGTATGTGGAGAACCATATTATAAAAAGGAGTATACTTCTTATAGGGTGTACCCGAGCCAGTAAGGACTGATCCTGGAACATGTAAATAATAATCGTGAAATTCACTGCATGTTACATTGGCATTTTGACAAATTTTTCTTATATTTGCGTCGCGTTCCTTTGCATAGGGCGTATAATCAGCATTAAAAAATACAGCGTCCACTTTTAACTCGGCAATAACAGACGAAATTACTTCCGGATTCGCCCCTTTCAAACATATCAGTGCACCACCACCACGCTTGATACGTTCTTCAACATCGAGTATACTTTCTATCATAAATTGTATTGCATTTGTAGATCGATATATATTTTTATCGCTTATTTGTTCAGGGGTAAATACAAAACATACATGAATTTTTTCACATTGTTTATAGCACTCATTAAGTGCGACATTATCCTCAATGCGCAAGTCTCGCCGGAATATGAATAGTCCTGATTTATAATTCTTAGTCATGGAATATATAGATATAAAAAAACATTCACAATTATCGTATCATACAAATGGGAAAATCAATACTATCCATCGGTCGATTAGAACCATTGTTAAGAAGCATGGCAAATAGCCCTTTTTTTATGAAGTTAGTCGTTGTTATTAGCTTTATATACACGTATATTATTGCAGCATATACCACATTGTACAATAATGTACCCATTGTCCGACTTCTCGGTGATATGACCGAAGATATATGGATTGACATTAAACGGCTAACGACAAATCAAAAATATGCTCCATCCGATCGACTTGGCTGGTTCAATGTTGTTACGTGTTACAAAGAAACTTTACCCAGGAGCAACTGCAATGCATATATTCTTGAGAAATATTCAACCATAAATGATAATAATGACATGTCGATAACGGAACACTACATGGATAAGGCGATAAACGTGGGTATTTTTGAAAACTCAGTTGAGGGGCCTATTATTGATATGTTTTTCATGGTAAAACACCCCGCTGATAATTTTTTTGTTTGCCGTCAATTATATCCTAATTCAAATAATGAATACACTGGAAGGAGATCTCGTGTAAGATTATTGACAGCTGAATATAGCCATTCATTAATGGAGGAGCCAATCATTTTTGATATTGATAACCGATACATGCGAGAAGGAAACGATATATTTAGCGTAGGATTTGTTAAACGACTGTTGGAATATCAAAGCGAACCTTATGTGTTTGATTTGTCTTATACCATTACCATTATGGATGATTGTATGTCAACCATCACACTTGATTCAACACAATATATAAATCTATTATTTCGAAAGTTTGAAATAAAAGTGACTCCCAAAGAGGAAAGATTTATTTCAAAAACAGTCGATCCTGATGAAGAATTATCCGAGCCTGAACCCGAACCCGTGCCTGAACCCGAACCCGAACCCGAGCCTGAACCCGAACCCGTGCCTGAACCCGAACCCGAACCCGAGCCTGAACCCGAACCCGAGCCTGAACCCGAACCCGAGCCTGAACCCATTGAGGTTGTCAATATTGATGAAGGTGCCCAATTACCATTGATTGTAGAGCAAAAAATTGATAACGAACATGATATATAATTTCTATATGTACACATATGAACAACCCTACGGTTCTGAAAGATAAATGGGACATATATTATCACTCTCCTGGTGATGCTAATTGGAATATAGATAGTTATAAACCAATTATGTTAGGTCTTGAATGGAAAGAACATATCACCGCATTAAATCAGGAAATAAACCCTGGGGTCATTAAAAACTGCATGTTATTTGTCATGAGAAACAACATTACGCCAAGATGGGAAGACGATCGAAATCGAAATGGCGGCTGCTTCTCATATAAGGTATCAAATAAATGTGTAGTAAATACTTGGCGACAATTATTTACTGAAGTATGCTGTGAACAATATACTACAGAACCAATACAGAGCCATATTAATGGTATTACGATCTCTCCGAAAAAGAACTTTTGTATCGTAAAGGTTTGGATGGATTCAAATGATTATAAAGATCCCAAAATATTTAACACAATTCCTAATTTGAATGCGACTGACTGTTTATTCAAAGAGCATCAGCCCACCAATTAAATGATTCATATGCTGTTTTTTCACAGTATATGACAAACCAATATATAAACACGTCATTAATGATAACAAAATGTCAAACTACGTTCGTGAAGTGACTTTACATGAAGAAGCGGCAGATATTGTTTACTTGGACGAACAAAGTATTCATACCAGGGATCAACTTAAAACCGCTATTTTTAATGTTCATGATACTCAGATCACCTATTACATAGGTAGGACCGCTGCAGAAAATACAAAACTCATAAAATTATCATCCCCGGACGACTTATGGTTTCATTTGAAGCATTACCCATCTTGTCATGTTATATGTAGACTTACGGGCTATCGCATTAAAAATAAGAAAATGTTGAGAAAGATAGTAAAATACGGCGCTGTGTTATGCAAATCTCATAGCAAACAACGTAGCCAACGAAACATAGATGTGTTATATGCGCATATTCGCCATGTGTGCCCGGGAAAATACGATGGCGAAGCATTTGCATGTGTAAGTAAAGATGTTACAATATAACGAATAACCTTATTCGTTCAAACATGATATAAAAAATACATACGTGATAAATTATTACATGAACGAAAATAATAATGTACTAACTATAAAAACTGTCCAAATTCAACCGATTCGTAATATGATTACTGCATTGAAAGATATTCTAACCGATGCCACTATGACGTATACTGAAGAAGGCATTAAGATTATCAACTTTGATAAAACACATACAATTCTTGTCAATGTAAAACTCTACGCGAACAAGTTTGAAAAGTATGTTTGCACTCCAAATAAAATTATTGTGTGTGCAAATACGCTTCATTTATTTAAGGTAATATCTACCATGTCTAACGATGATACCCTCTCAATTTACATTGATCGCGAAGATTACAACGACGGTATTGTATCTCATCTGGGTCTTCAGTACGATAATGGTACAATTAAGCAATGTTATTCTCAGAAGTTGAAACTGATCGAAC